ATGAGAGACCCGTAGTAAAACGGGGAGCCGTTGATGAGGAACTTGAGACACAACTTAGCTCGCATGAGACCATATCCTTCAAGCTTCGCCGCCATGGAAGGGTCAGCAAAAAATAGCTGCCATGGGTTGAAGTCTATTTTCACCCCGTTCGCCGTGTTCTCAATCCAGGCATAGCTGAAAATCAACCGCGGGCGACTGAGGTACTTGGCCAAGGACTGCGAGAGCTCCATGTTGGTGACCAAATCGTCAGTAAAGTTGCCAACTGGCACCACAGGTCCTGAAGGCTCATTCTTGAAGACCACGTTCTCTTGGACGACGTCGGTCGAACCTGTCGTGGTGTTTGGCACGGACAGAGTGTCATACACGATATCCGCCTGGGCTTCTCCCCACCAGTCCTTCTTCTTGTTTCTCTGTCGTCGTTTCGTTCGTAGTTTGTTGATGGCTGACTCTACTACCTTAGGGGCCAAATCCCTTTCTAGCGGTGTAGGTAAATTTTTGTTTGTCTTGTTGATGTTTTTGCTGAAATCGATATTGTCGGGGTCACGCGCGATCTCACACGCAGTGCCCGTAGGAGTCCTTGTCGTGCACAGCCGGGCACTACCGTGAAAACGATAATTGGGGGAACGCCCCATGACTGTTGATCCCCAAGCGTCCACTCTCCACTCCATCTGCAACTCCAGGTCAGATGCGTGGCAGTAACTACGCTCAGTTTCAGTGGTTTCGACATCGTCGGGCACCAACATGCGAGCCCTGAGTTTGGGCGAGGATCTTACGAACCGCGCGACCATGGCGTTCCAAGTTGGCGCAGGGAACTCCAACATCCGGTGCTCAAGCTCCTCGCTCTTGGGCATCCGGTCCACAACGTCGGCAATTTGTTTATAGAACTGCCGACCGTGGAAAAAGGCTTCGGAGAGCGCAGAGCTTATGGCCGCGGCCTGCTGCTGTTCCGAGCTGGCGGTGTGCGAGGGCACTGTGTAACACAACATCTTGTAAATGCTGCGTTTATCAAGTGCCGCAACCTTCATACCTGGGAAGCTTTCGTGGTCAACAAAACTCCTCTTGAGAAACGTCACCTCTCCCAGGCAGATGTACGGGCGTGAGGCAGCATCCTTGTCCGCCATGGTGTACGTGATTCCAATGTCACGGAACACAGCCTGTATTGTGGTGTGATTGTAGCCACTACGCGAAGGATCCACCTTCAGGTAAACGTCGTCACCAAGAGTGTTGCAAAACACTTTTGTGAAAAACTCCGTGGCGAGCCTACAATACTCATCACTTGATTCCACCTCCTTGTGCACAACAACGTACGCGTACATATGTAGCAGCACGTTTGCCAGACAATTGAAGAAAGTGGTCAGTTGTTGTCCGGAGGCCTCACCACCGAGGAGCGTGACCAGCTCACCGAAGAAGTTGATGGTGGCATTTGAAATATCTGCCAACCACACACGAAGAGCCATCATCTCATCCTCACTGTAGTTGCCAC